CTTGTTTTACCTTCATCAACCTTCGCGTTGGGCCGGGTCTCATCCTTAAGGCAATCCATATTAACATTAGGAGTGCGTTTGCCTTTTTCCGCACGCCTAATACGTCGGGCCACTTCTGCTTTGACGTCGTCACGGATAAATTTATCCTCTCCTTCGCCAAGATACTCCGTCTTACCTTTCTTCTTGCGCGATAAAACTAAGGGATAACCCGGAGAGGTTTTCCTGTTTAGCGGGCCAAAATACTCAGACACTTCGGGAGCACCAAAAGCAGCCTGTTCAATTGTAAAGACCTTATTAAAGCGTTCAGGAAGAACTCCATCCATATCCAAGATGTCATAACAAGCTTGTTCTATCAAACTTTCATCAATCTCGGGTGTGTTTAGAGCTGCTTTCTTCACAGACTTCAAGAGAATGTCTTCACCATTGAGGGATTTGAGATTCGCGGGTTTTTGGGTGGAGGGTCGCACCTTGTCTTTGAGGGGACTGGCAACGATAGATGTTTCTGTAGGAAGCATCGGTCGTTTACCAGTACCAACAGTAACAAAGTTTTCGTTGGGAATAAGGGCTGATAAATCAACTTCGCAGCTTTGACCACAAGGGTAATCTATCGTGTCCTTCAGATCTGGTACATCGCACGGTTTAATACGCAAACTGAACTGGTATTCAGTAGGGATTGACGTGAGAGCAACATCAATCATCCGTCTGTCTATTCTTTCAGAATAGCCAGTGGAGAATTCCTTTGAGTACCCGGCAATGTGCATACCTATCAATTTCTTGGCAACCCTTGGGTTCTCAAGAAGCAACAAGGATCCACAATCGCCTCCTACAGTCGGAGCATCATATTTAAAGAGATCATGATGCAAAACTACCTTACCTTCACTGTCCTCAACTCTAACGGGCGTCGAAGACACACTAGTCTTAACTGAGGTTATCTTCATCGCCGAAATCTTCTGAGTCATACGCCCAACCAATAAAGCTTTGGCTGAATCAGAATAGTTCATTGAATCAGAGTCACCTATGAGATTCATTATGTCTATCTTATCTGGCACAAGGCTTGGGAAAGCTACTAGCATCAATTCACTGATATTCCCGTTATGGTCCGTCATGTGAATTCTCTTGCAGTTCTCCCATTTCATGACATGATTGACACCATTCAGTCCACTTAACTCTATATACTCGTACATCTCCATGAATTTCTCGAGATGACGAGGTACTAACATTATTCTACCTTTAATAAAAAGACCACTAAGAATAGTTCCAGTGGAGACATCACTGGAATTATGTCTAGCACTAATAGTATACAAATTAGAAGCAAAAGAAGTGTGGATTTGGGTAACTAAACTAGGATCAGCGGCTTCAAAATTCGCGTTCAAATATGTGGTTCCAACATTGCATCGACTGCATAGATGGACATATTTGCCCTGCTCCTTCA